TAATGAAAATGTTAATCTACCGTTTGTTCCATCATCTAAAATTTGATCACCTACTACATGTAACTTTGTTGCAGGACTAGTCGTACCAATACCTACGTTACCTGATCCTGTAATTGTAACCCTAGTTGTGTCATTAGTACGAAGGTTTAATAACCTATTACTAAATACAGTGATATTTTTATCTTCATCACCACTAAATGAAAACTCAGAGCCAGATAATGTAATCCTACCTGCGACTGCAAGTTTTTCAGATGGATTAGTAATACCTATACCTACGTTACCTGCATTTGTTATATTAAATAATCTAGTAAATCCTCCACCGTTTCCGATTGAGAATGTACTTGTATTATCACTAAATATACCCTGTTTCCAAACCTGCGTTCCAGGATGATCAAAGTAAGTATATCCTTCTGTTGAGTTGACTCCTCTATTAATATACACAGTACCACTAACCCAAGTACTGCCGTTAACTTCTAATTTTTGGGTTGGGCTAGCAGTACCAATACCTACGTTGCCACCTGGTAGTATAGTCATTTTAGCTGTTGGTGTAGAAGCAGCATACGTTCCAAACAGCAAAGGATGGTTAGAATAAGATGCTATGTAGGTACCTACTGTGGTTCCGTCAGTAGAAGAAATTACTGTTTCTTGAGCTCTTCCAGAATCATACAAGTCTATTTGAGGTCCACCAACTGTTGAAGTGTTTGTAAGTAAAGAAAATCCTAATGTCCCTGTTGTTAATACTGATAGTTTATATGCTGGACTAGTAGTTCCAATACCTACGTTACCATCATTAGTGATTCGAACTTTTTCAGTTAACCCAGAAGAAGCATTAAATGTTTTAAATGTTAAGTCAGAATTTCCGTTTCCGGCATTAACATTAACTGTAGAAATTTCAGCTCCTCCAACTGTTGAACTTGCACCTGCATCTACTGAAAACTTAATAGTTGCTTCATTATTTAAAGCCGAACTAGCATTATTGTCAATATACAGAATTGTTTTTCCTCCTGAATTAGCTTGAGCTATATGTACTATACTTTCTGGACTAGCAGTACCGATACCTACGTTACCCGCTGCTGTAAATCTAGCTACTTCATTAGCGGATGTTATTCCACCGGCAGTAATTTGAACATATCCCTGATCAGATCTTAGATTAAGACCATCCAATCCGGTCCCAGCTGTAATAAATCCTTTATTTTGGATATTATTTGTTGAGTTTGAAAGAGTAGATCCTCCTACTCCTAAATTTAATTCTCCGTTAGACTGAGGACCTAGTACTTCAATCTCAGTAGCTGAACTTGCTACAACTGCTGATCCATTAAATCTAGCTATAAGGCTGTTACTAGAAACTACGTCTAGTTTATACCCTGGACTAGTAGTACCAATACCTACGTTACTGTTAACTGCAAAATTTCCAACTGTTACTGTTGTAAGAGAAGCTGCTGATATATCTAAGAAGGAATTTACTGAGTTATTTATTGTTGCTGTTCCTCCTCCATTATCACTAATAACTAAATTTCCATTATTAGTACCGGTTGTTTTAAAAGCTAAGCTACCTCTAATGGTAGTATTACCATCGACGTCAAGTTTAGTTGCAGGACTAGTAGTGCCGATTCCAACATTACCACTAGTAGAAATAGTCATTCTATCAGTACCACTTGTAAATATATTAAGTGGGTGATTGCTTTCTGTACCTATACTACCAAATGCACCAGTATATCCAAATATTCCAATATTTACATCACTTGAAGCTCCACCAGTAAATCTTGAAATAAAACCATTTGCATTGTTAGATACATGAAGTTTATAAATAGGACTAGTAGTTCCAATACCAACGTTACCTCCATTAATTACAAAGTTTGCGCTAGACTCTAAATTTAAACCTATATTGTTTGCACTATTTCCATCATTATACCCCATATATCCTACACGAGTAGGACCTGGTTTAAACCATTCTACATATCCTTGTACTGTTGCTCCTCCTGTCTGTAATGAAACATACCCGTATGTAGATCCAAGAGATGCTCTAATTTCTCCAGCCACTTGTAATTTAGCAGAAGGATTAGTAGTGCCAATGCCTACGTAACCGCCGTCTGGGTTTAGGTTTAAGAATGCCCAAGTTCCTAAACTTCCTGCATTGTCAGTGACTTGTAGTTTGACTTGAGAATTATCAGAATACACAGTAAGACCTCTAGTTCCTCCACCTCCACCGCCTGTTGTAAATCTGGCAATGTTACTACCTATACTTCCGCCGTTTATTTCTAATTTATAACCCGGGTTAGTAATACCAATTCCTACGTTACCGTTACCCGGTAAATACATTGTACCTCCGGAAAGACTTACTAGGTCTGTTGTATTGTTACCTATGTAGCTATAATCTGAATTAATGTAAACATTACCTCCGTTAAAAGTAGCGTTTCCATTTACACCTAAAGTACCGTTTACTTCTAATTTATACCCAGGACTTGTAGTGCCAATACCCACATCACCGCCGATTGCAAGATTGCCACTACTTCCTCCTGTGGCTGATACATACATACCAGGTACACATGGGTGAGTTAAGGATGTGCCTGTTTGTGCACTACCGCCAAAAACAACTGTTTCGCTATTTAATGGGAATATTTCAATGTATGTTGTGCAGGCATTAGCACTGTTGGTAGTTGCTTCAATTGAGTAAAGTGCATTATTATCACTTACGACTCTTAGAGTCAATATTGTGTAGATACCTGCATATGATGTAATTAAAATATCTTGATAATGGTTTACTAAGATATCGGCCATTACATTAATAACTACACTGCTAGCAGTACCTTGTATTGATATTCTAATACTAGATGCTAAAGCATCTCCTGTTACAGTACCTATTACTGTATATCCTGCATTACTTAAAATAGCAGTAGAAACATACTTTCTGGCCGCTTGTAAAGCAGTATTACTGTTAAAGTATAAATCACCGGTAATGTTAGTATTACCGTTTATATCTAATTTATATCCGGGACTAAAAGTTCCGATACCGACATTACCGCTACTTGTGAGTGTTAATACATTTCCTCCACTATTGGTAAATATAAGCTTACCTGCACCCTCGCCGTTTATGGTTGCTGTAGGCCATATTCTGTAATCATCTCCTCCTGCCCCTGAGTTAGTAATTCTGATACCTCCTCCATCTCCTAATCCAGATGATACTGTCTGTAGTTTAGCAGAAGGATTAGTAGTTCCAATTCCTACATCACCGTTAAAAATACTCTGGGAGTTATTTTTAAATTCAGCAATAGCGGCTGTACCGCCGTTCCATATTTCAAAAGTACCCTGGTTTGGTACTTGAATATACGCTCTTGTACTTGTGTATTGACCAATTAGCATTGGTACAGGGTTGATGGTGTATCCACTACCCAATATAGCAATACTTCCATTTACACCGTAAACTTCTAGCTTAGCACTAGGTACAGTAGTACCAATACCTACGTTACCGTTTCCTAGAATGTTTACAAGGTAATCAGCCGCATACAATCCTAAAGTAAGCATGTTACTAGCAGATCCATCTGCTACGTGTCTGTACCCTATGTATGCTTGGTTGTACTGACTGTTAGCTTTTCCTATTATATGAATTGAACTTTCTCCTGCCGTCAAGTTAGCATACCGACTGTCTGAGGCCCAGTTAAATGTATCTGAAGCTGCTGATATTAATCTTAATGTTGGTGCTGAATCTCCACCTGCTCCGTTTATTTGTAAAGTAGCTGTTGGACTAAAAGTACCGATACCGACACTTCCTCCGTCTCTTTGAATGTATAGGTCTCTTTGAGAACCTGCAGGAGTATATGCTTGAATTACAGCTCCAGATGCTGTCTGCCCTCCAATCCTTAATTCCCCAGAAGCACCTCCTATTCTTGTATGCCAAATATCGGCATTGTTATAAACATGTAATGGTGAGGTTGGACTAGTCGTTCCAATACCTACGTTACCGCTAGCTCTATCAAATGTCATCACTTGTGATTGAACACCTGATACTACTCTCATTAATGATAAATCACCGGTAGAAACTCCTTCTAAATTAAAGTCAAATCCAAAAGTTGAACTACCTGCATCTCTAATTGCTAAAGCTATTGTGCCAGGTGATGCAACTCCTGATGTCGCTGCAATATGTAATTTTCCAGCAGGACTAGTAGTACCAATACCTACGTTGCCACCACTCTTTAAATAAAGTTGAGATGTAGAACTATTAGTACCTAAACTTAAGTCTACACTTGCGTTTGTATAAATTTTATGTAATGAAGTATCATCAGCATTTAATATCAATGTATTAGTAGGAGCTGCTTGAGTTACATATACTCCGCCTCTAGCTTGAGCTATACCCTGAACTGATAAGGGGAATGATGGGTTAGTCGTCCCAATGCCTACGTAACCGCCCGAGGTGATGCGCATTGCTTCAGCACTATTTGTAACAAATATCATCGGATAGGCACCCTCAGAATATAGGAAGCGGCCGTAAGCTGATCCAAATCCACTACCTGCTGAGTTATCAATTGATATAAAAAAGTTACCGCTACTATTATTGCTTAACTGTAAAATTGGATATCCGGTACTTGAATCTTGAATAAAAACTCTTGGGTTTGTTCCTAATACATGAAGTCTATAAGATGGATTTGTAGTTCCGATACCTACATTACCTCCGTTAAAATACGATGAACCATTAGATACAAGTCCAATTTTCGGATTACCGCCTGCTTGGTATAGAAATAAATTAGCATATCCGTTATCACTTTCTATTTGTGATAATATTCCACCTGTTTGTCTTATATTGAATATACTTGTATTAGTTAATCCAAAAATATCTAATTTTACAGCTGGACTAGTAGTGCCAATACCGACTTGCTGGGTCTGGTCAATGGTCATAGCTGCCACTAAATTACCTCCTCCACCTACTGTAGTAGAGGTTAAGAACTGCAAAGCACCGCCCCAACTTGAAGCAAAGTCATATGCTCTAATACCTGCTAAATTATACTCTCCGGCATTAGGGTTGGTGGCGTATGAGAGGTAGTTTGTAAACCGAACTAGAGGGCCATCCCCTGTTCCGGCATAAGCTGATGTAAATCTAGCTACTTCTACATTATTACCCGTGTTTGAATTCCAGACGTGAAGTTTAGTATTAGGACTAGCAGTACCAATACCGACATTGCCTCCACTGTAGTAGATATTCCCGGCTGAACCGGTCCAGACTGAATCACCTGCATTCAGGGCATAAGAAGCAGTAGCTGCATATGAAGCAGAGACTGCATTTGTAATAGATCCTGAAAATGATCCTGTGATTCCTTGGGTGACTATAAGAGAACCTGTTATGCTGGTCGATTGTAACTGAGCCATGTTTTGTTATAAATATTTTACTTTGTAAGTAGTGCGTTGATTTGTTTTTGTTGAAGGTCGATTATTTCCTTTAATTCCTTGACTGACTGAATTAGGACTGCGGTTAATTTTGAGTAATCAATACCCTCAATTTCATCTTGTTTGTTTTTAACAACAAATTCGGGGTAGATGTCAATTACATCGTCTGCAATTAAACCGATGCTTGGTCTTTCTCCTTTGTTTTCTTTCCAGTCAAAAGTTACCGGCTGTAATTGAAGTACTTTGTTTAATTGAGGTTCTAAAGGCTGGATGTTTGTTTTGTATTTCCTTGCAGAAGTTTCAATAATGGTTGTTGCTCTTATTGTTCCAATAACGTCTAAAGGAAATAATGGATTGTTTGTTCCTATTCCGACAAGACCGGCAGCTGAAATACGCATTTTCTCAGAGCTAACTGAGTTAAATACTAAAGTCCCATCACTGTAAGGAAAGAATCCTGTACCTCCACTACTAGCATTTGCATATCCATACCCGTCGTTAACCCAAGCAGAAGCTCCAATGATATAAGTTGTACCTGCAATGTTAGCAGTAAATCCATTGTACGTTGTGCCTACTGAAAGTTTAGTTGCAATAGCAGCATTTCCGTTAACATCTAGTGTGAAAGCTGGGGCAGTAGAGCCAATACCTACGTTACCTCCAGTGCTAAATGTTACCGACCTTGAAGCACCTGGGTAGAATGTTATAGCTTGGTTTGAATACCAATAAACATATCCTCCTGAATCGTGGTAGAAAGCACTCTGTCCGTTTGCGTTATAGAATACAAGATCATTTCCTGTGTATCCTGTAGTACCTCCTCCGTTGCGGATTTGAAGGATGTTTGCTGGGTTGGTTACACCAATACCAACATTACCGCCGGTTGTAATACGTACTTTTTCACTAGCACCAGCGTATAATGCCAAAGCGTTATTTGTTAGCCCACCTACTATTGCTATGTTAGTATCCCAGGTTAAGCAACCGCTGGCGGCACCTGCACCCCAAGTCATAACACCGTCGCCGTTTAAGATGAATCTTGGTGCTCCGGCTTGCTGTATTCTTAAAGCATCGCTATTACTTGCGACGTTTACATCTAGTCTATAAGAAGGACTAGTAGTTCCAATACCAACATTCCCACCTCCTGTGATAATCATTTGATCTACATTCTCCTGCCGGAAATAAATCGGAAAACCATTACTGCCGTTTATGTATGTATCTCCAGCATTGCCTGAGAGAAATGAGTACTTACTAACTGCAGATCTTGATATATGAGAAAATGATGCATAGTTTGATCCGTATGAGGGTATTAAGCCTATAAATGCATCTCTTATCAATGCATCTCCGCCATTAACCTCTAGTTTTTGAGATGGGCTAGTTGTTCCAACACCTACGTTACCATTTTTTGCCGTTAAGGTCTCTAAAAAATTACCTCCTGAATCTAAAGATTCAATAGTAACTCTAGAGTTTACATATCCGGCGGTATCAAATTTTGAAGTTATACGTCCGCTAGTATAGTTTGCTGTGTTTGTTTCAGCTGGTGTATAAAAACCTAAAATAGCTTTGGGTTTTGCTCCTGATGAATCTGCTGGTGCTACTGTAAGACGGAGTAATTCTTGGTCTGAATTTGAAGTAGTTTGTATATGTAATTTAGCCGATGGACTAGTAGTACCAATACCAACGTTACCCGCTCCTCCAGTAATTCTTATTCTTTCAGTACCCTCTGTTCCAAAAGTTAATCCGTAGTAGCCAGCTAAATTCACTACATTAGATCCGCTTGATTTACCTAAACCGTAGTGTGGATAGTCTCCGTAAGCATCTCCAACATCAAACCCTATTTTACCGTATGGACTTACTGTTTCGATATTACCGTTTACTGCTAGTTTTTCTGCAGGGCTAGCAGTACCAATACCCAAGTTACCGCTACTGTTAATTGTTGCGTAAAAAGTTCCGCCGCCACCACTTCTAAAATAATGTGTTGTGTTATCGTAGTAGTTGCCGGGATCTCCAGATCCTCCTAGGTAAATGCCTGCAGAATTTGAAGCATTGTATATTATATTATAAGTTCCACTATTTTGAGCAATAAAGATACCTCTAGAAGAAATAATTCCGTTAACGTCTAAAGGTGATACTGGACTGGTTGATCCAATACCTACGTTACCGCCGCTTCTTAAAATCATGTTGGTAGTACCTCCGTTAAGGAACTCTAATGCTCCACTGTCTGAAACGTTAAAGTTACTTCCGATACCTGCCTGGTTTGTTCCTGCACTGTTCTGCCAGCGGATAGCTGAGTTTCCACCGCTATCACTTGTGCGTAAGATTACAGCAGTAGCACCGTTTGCTGATGCTGTATTAACCTCTAGTTTGCCGCCTGGACTAACAGTACCAATACCAAGATTACCGCTGTTAATATAGTTTGTAGTCGGATTAAATTGTACGTATGTAGTACCTGTTGTGGCAAAGTTTCCATTATACGTACTAGTATGTTTAAATCTATAAGTAGAATCACTTTGCTGGTTACCGAAGCTCATTGTGCTTCCAGATACAGCGATACCGCCTGTTACTACAAAATCTTCAAAGGTAATTTGAGCTACACCGGCTTTAGCGATATGTAATATCGAATTTGTATTGTAAAATCCAGAAGCTTGTGATCCTAGATTTGTAGTACCTATAACTGATAGGTTAGCTGCCGGATTAGTAACACCAATACCAACATTACCTGCTGCAGTAATGCGCATTGATTCACTAGATGGGCCAACATTGAATCTTGTATCACCATTTCCATCATACATTACTGCGGCTTTTGCATTTGTTACATTGTAACCTAATAGAATACCTCTATCGGATGCTGCGCCACCACCTACTAATAGGTTTATACCCGCACCTATATAAAATTGATTTGCTGCACCTACTGCGTTCAATAGAATACCGTTTTGAGTAGTGCCTCCTGTTATTTCTAATTTTGCTGATGTAGTATTACTTATTGTTAATGGACTAGAAGGACTAGCAGTACCAATACCGACATTTCCGTTAGTGTCAATACGCATACGTTCTGCACCGTTATCTGTAGTAAATGTTAAAAATCCACCAACACCACTGCCTCCTCTATAGAAGGTTACAGCTGCGTTTTCTGTAGTATTGTAATACAGTCCGTGTTTAAATGCATAAGTGGCGCTACCATTATTAGTTCCGTTGTTATATGTGGTTAATCTAAAAGGGGTTTCATTTCCGTTTATTAAATTCATCCAAGCAGCACTTGGTGTAACGCTAATATCTAATTTAGCCGCAGGACTAGAAGTTCCAATACCAACGTTGCCGCCGTTGTAGTAGATATTACCTGCAGATCCGGTCCAGACTGAATCCCCGGCGTTTAAAGCGTATGAAGCTGTTAAAGCATACGAAGCAGTGACTGCATTTGTGATTGATCCTGAAAAAGAGCCTGTGAATGAGACTGCTTTTACGTTACCATTTACTTCGAGGGTTGCTGTAGGACTAACAGTACCAATACCAACGTTACCTACACCGGAGATACGCATGCGTTCAGCTCCTGCTGTTGCATCATAAAAAGAATAAGAATCATCCGTTCCTCCTTGAATACCAACACCAGTCCACCAGCTTCTGGCAGATCCTGTAGTAACTCTTATATGCTTTATAAAGGCAGCCGTACTGGCTCCTGTGGTGGTTGACTGAATTGTAATAGCTTGGTCTCCGGTTCCGAAAAGGTGTAGCTGTGTATTTGGGCTAGTGATACCAATACCAACATTACCCGATGCGTTAATTACGAATGGGTTTGTATTTAAGTACGAATCGTAGAGGTATGTTATATTGTTATTTCTATACCAAACACTGTAGTACGTTCCGTTAGCTTGATCAAAGAAAGTATATGCAGCTGCGGCTCCTGTTACTTTTGATTCACCTACAACGTGAAGTTTTGCAGATGGGCTGGTAGTACCAATACCAACGTTGCCTGCGCTAGTGATTGTCATATTTACGTTTCCACCATTGGCAATAGAAACTATACTTGAGGCTATTTGTATAAAATTATTTCCAGTTTGAGCGTCAAAGTCTACAATACCACCAGTTGAGTTTAATCTTGTAGCCCTTGCCGTACCATTTACCTGTAGTGCTGTAGCTGGACTAGTAGTGCCGATACCAACGTTTCCGTCCTGTGCTACAAAAAGCCTTATGTTTGATGCACTACTGTTGGTAGCTGTACCTGTGGCAATATAAACATTATAGTAGCCGTTTATGTACGTATCGTTATAAGTCACTAACGCTTTAGCACCAAACCTATAAGTTCCTCCGTCAACAATGTTAAAAGTGTTAGCAGCATCATAATTTGATTCTAAATAGGTAAAGTAAGTGGCTGGATCAGATGCTGTTTGAATTTTTATTCTAGCTCCGTTTCCGTGAACTACAAGTTTCTCTCCCGGATTAGTCGTACCAATACCAACGTTACCTGAAGTGTTTATAGTAACAGCATTTCCAATAGTACCGCTTGGAATAAATTGGATTGGACCATCACCGTTCCATAGATATAGGCTTTTATTTAGAGCACTGTTTCCTGTAGCTGTATTTTTAATTAAATAACCATTATCAGACGAAGGAGTTGTCAACTGTAAATATGCGTAGTCGCCGCCGCCGGCTTTAATGTTTGCAAATGCAGTACCAGAACTGTATACTTCTAATTTAGCCCCTGGATTAGTCGTGCCAATACCGACGTTACCTCCATTAAAATATGAAACACCGTTAGAGTTAAGTTGGACAGTAGCAGATCCTCCAGTGTATATGTTTGTTATACCACTATCTGTACTTAGCCAAGTAGTATTTGAAACAGGATTACCATTAGTAGCTACTACTGTTGTAAAATCTCTAAATATTGAACTACCATTTACATCTAATTTACGAGTTGGGTTAGTAATGCCAATACCAACGTTACCTCCGGCGGAGGCAATGGCTAAATTTTTCCAAGCAACTCCCATACGTACTGCTGCAAGTACACCTATATCGTTTGCATAATCGTAACCAAGTACTGTTTTAAAGTCTGGATTAGTAGCAGAAGCTGCTGCAATTGAATACGAATTTTCTGAATTGAAGGTAGCATCGCTAGTAACTACTAGTTTGTTTGCTGGATTGGTAGTTCCAATACCAACGTTACCGTTTTGAAAATCAAACTTACTTGCTCTGAAAGTAAGCGGTACATATGCGCTATCGGCATCATCAATTGTAGCAATTTCTAGATTAGTACCGGGGGATATTCTAAAGTTTTGATTTGTACTAGCTCTAACTTGTAATTTAGACAACGGACTAGTGGTACCGATTCCGACATTACCTTGATTGTAATAGATATTTGCTCCTGAACCGGTCCATACAGAATCTCCTGCATTTAAAGCATAAGAAGCCGTAAGTGCATAAGATGCCGATACTGCATTAGTTGCAGAACCGGACATTGAACCTGTGAATGAGACTGCTCTAACGTTTCCATTAACGTCTAATTTAGCACCCGGTGCAGAACTTCCAATTCCGACATTAGATCCTGTTACTTGAAGTACATACTGTCCGTAGGTACCCATTGTTACAGAGTAGTCTGCGAACGCTTCAATTACCGGTAGACCAGCAATCGTATTAACTGAGAATAAACTGTTGGAGAGGTCATCAGAAACCTCGAATAACCTACCATTATTACCGTCCACCGAAAAGATAGATGAGGTAGCTACTGATCCTGAACCTCTAACATTCAAAACGTTGGTTGATCCTGATACTTGTAGTTTGGCCTGAGGAGTAGTAACTCCTATTCCGACGTTACCTTCGTTTACTATAAAACCTGTTCCGTCAATAATTTGAACTTTATCTGAACTTGATCCAAATCCAAAGCCTATTATTGAGCCGGCTCCATCAAATGAATTACGAATAGATAATCTGGTTGCTCCTGCATCATCAAAACTCAAACCCCCATAGTAACTAGTTGTAGTATCTGAAATTTTAATTTGGGAATCTGATGAATATCCAGTACTTGCTGCTAAGACAGTCAGTTTAGATATTGGGTTAGTGAGGCCGATTCCGACATTGCCGTCGGATAGGATCCGCATTTTTTCAGAACCGTTAGTTCCTAATGTCAAAGGAGTGCTTGATTCTGTTCTTAATATGGCAGTTGTACCGTCATGATTTAAAATAATGTGGTTTGTGCCGGCAATATTCATCCTGAATCTAGGTTCTCCGGCGTCTAAAACCAATAAACCGTTGGGGTTAGTAGTTCCGATTCCGACATTACCTCCATTAAAATGAGTTATTCCACTAGACCGAAGAGCAATAGTTGTTGATCCAGCTGCTGTGCTTGCAAATAAACCAGCGTCTATTCCACCGTTTACATATGCGTGAATATTACCTGCTACATGTAATTTTTCATTAGGGGTTGTTACACCAATACCGACATTACCGCCTGAGTCGATCCGCATTCTTTCAGCAGTACCGCTTAAACTAATAGTATAAGCATTTCCGGTTGTTGTAGCGAACTCATAAGCTCCAAATCCTCCGTTAAGTACCAGCTGGGCTCCAATGTTTCTAAAGCTACCTATGCCGGCTACGTCTAAGTTATATGCCGGATTAGCTGTACCGATACCGACGTTGCCACCTGGTAGGATAGTCATTCTAGCGGTAGGGGAAGAGGTAGCATACGTTCCAAATAGTAACGGATGGTTTGTATAGGATGCTATGTAGGTACCCGTCGTAGTTCCATCAGTAGAAGAAATTACTGTTTCTTGAGATCTTCCGGCATCATATAAGTCTATCTGCGGGTTTCCAACATTTGAACTATATGTAAGTAAGGAAAATCCTAATGTCCCTGTTGTTAATACTGATAGTTTATAATTAGGATTTGTGATACCAATACCCACGTTGCCTCCGTAGGTCTGTAAAGATAAATCTCCAGAATTTCCGCCGTTTGCTGTTGTTTGAAATTGATACTGCCCTGTGCCGTATCTTCTTAGGTATACAGCATCTGTGTTTGATAACCCGTATGTAGATGGTCCTGCAGCGTATATTGAATTTACAGCTGTTCCTCCAATTGTGAATGCAGCTGTAGTACCGATTCCTACATTACCTTGGTTGTAGTATATAAAATTTCCCGAACCGGTCCAGACCGAGTCTGCTGCATTAAGAGCATACGATGCTGTTACAGCATAAGAGGCTGAGGTTGCGAATGCGATTGATCCTGAAAAGGAACCCGTGAAGGATTGTGCTGTTACTCCTCCCGATATGCGGGTAGATCCGGAGACAATGAGACCATTTTTTATTACAAATTCGTTAGCCATGGGTATACCCGTTCACTGTCCGGGGTAGGTGTTTGTTATAAATAGTTAGAAGTACCTAACCATGTAACTAATATCGTACGGTGTTGGTCCGGTATTAGTTGCAGTAATCTGAACCGGAGGACCGTAAGCTACCGCAAAAGATACTGCGGAAGTGTTTCCAATGTCCACAGTCGTTGTTTCTGTAATGACTGCAGAAACTGTATTTAAGCTAATAGAAACCATGATCGTTCCTACTCTCTGGTTTGTTCCACCTGCACTATCAATAATTACGTAGTCTATAAAGGCAGCTTTGGTTACCCCGGGGGTAAGTGAGACTATGTTACTTGTTGTTACGCCTGCAATTGCTGCAGGAGAAACCTTGTAATCTACTACCGAGCCTGATACTGAGATTGCACCTGCAACGTCTAGTTTTTGAGAAGGGTTATTTGTACCAATACCAACGTTACCTGCTGCAGTAATTCGGACTTTTTCAGTACTATTATCAGAACCGAGTGCTAAAAACCCATTGCTTACTGTGGTTCCGACAAACATTCCAAGTGAACCGTGGTTCATCCAAACAGCTCCTTTTACTGCTTGGTTTTGAGTTAAGTACATGGCGGAGTATGTACCACTTGCATCAAGCCTTAGTTGATTATCACTAGATGTAAAGACTTCCAATCTACCTGTAGGATTGGTAGTGCCAATACCTACATTCCCTGATGAGTTTATTCTTGCAGCAATTGAATTATTAATATACAGGTCAAGGATATTTGAAGTTCTTGCATAAATACCTGTACCGCTTGCTGTTGCTCCATTAAATAATCCTATACCGTTATTATCAGAAAACAGGTATCCAGTAGTAGTTCCGTTA